GAAATAATCAACTCTTTCAAGGATTGCTCGACAAGGCTGACAATACTGTTTCTCATCTGATAGGTATCCGAGTTTTCAGAAACGACCTCTGTCGCAGTCTTCAAGCTCTGCCCGTCAAATGTAAACATTCCAGCAGAAACGCCTAGAAGCATCTCAAAGAGCGCTAGACCCTCGTTAATGGTCTTGATGTAATCATCTGCCCTGATTGCTGTCGTCAGGTCTGTGATGCTTCCTCCGTCCATGTCGTTAGTAGACAGGCGTAAGTAGACGTTTTGCTCTGTGTCAAAGCGTTTGACAAGTTGGACGTCTCCGTCTTTATTAACGCTGTGAGGTTCTCAGGAACAGCCACTCGACGTTGGCCCATTTTGACTTCCCACTTGAACTCATCATAAGTGGTATTGATGAAATCAATCGTGCTTTTGGCGTTATCGAATATTGATAGACCAAGAGGTGAATTGATGTCCTTGTTATTCATTCCAGGAGGTTTAAGGTAAGAAAAAAGCGGTCTTGTTAGACCGTTTAGTTCAACTTGTTCTTCTAGATCCTCATAGACTTCTGCCAAAGGCACACGCCCTCCGACTTGCTCAGAACTTTCAGACCTGTATAGCTCATTTGAAATGATGTACTTCCCATCCTTGGCCCATTCGTGAAACTCAATCAAAGTGTAGTAAATATTCTTCTGACCTGAAGCCTTAATCGTCTTAGTGACAATAGCAGCGCTTGAAATGTCTTGCGTGTTGCTTTGCAACGGCAAAAAGACAGGTGCTTGAATGAATGACACTCGCACTCGTCCGTTATCCACATAAGGCCTCATGGCAAGACCACCCAAAGCAAGACAGCTCTCAAGATAGCGCTCGAAGTTCTTGTTAAAACGGTCATTCTTTAATGTCTCTTGAATGAATTCGTCCGCTTGCTCATCGTCCAATTTAATCGAAGCCTGCTCGTTAAAGACCAGACTGGCAATCTTCTT